CCATTTCAACTAGAGTTCGTAGTCTGCCTTCGGGTATTTCTACTGTGTAGACCTGCTCAGTTTCGTATTCGACAATGTCATTGCGAATAAGATCAGCACGACTGGGATCTGTAAAAAACCGGGGAGGATGATACCGTGCTCTACGCTTGGAATCGTTGAGAACACGTACTTCGTAGTTTTCGCAGAATTGGTCTAATTCTTTAGACATTTTGAATCAGACTTTCAGCCATTGGAAATATTTCCGCAATCACCTTTGCGCAGGCCACAGCCACTTCTTGATGTTCTTTTTGTGTACCATTTGCTGAACGTAATTCGATAAAATGAATCCAGCTACGTAGTGTACCATTCATATAAAGTCTGCTTTCAATTAGGCCTTCAGGCAACACAGCACGAGCCTGTTCCTTGGCTATGCCATTAGCGATAGCCCACTCGTATTCACGTTTAGCGGCATAGATAACTCGTTGTTGAGCTCTGTACCATTCGTTTTGTAAGAGTTGATCATCGACTGGGACGCTGTTCTGTCTGTTCTTTGGATCTTGCAACCGTGCTTCTCTACATACAAACGACAGGTCTCGAGTAGGGTCAGCATATCGCTGACTGAACTCTTGGAAGCTGAAACTTCTGTGTCGCAAGATTTGTCGGGCAATGTCTCTGGTGGTAGTGATTTCAATACAGGCACTGACCATTTCAAGTGGGCTCCAGTGTTGGTGTCGGACCAAGTATCTGATGAGCTTTTCGGATGTGTCTGTGTTGAGTTGATTTGAGGGATTGCTGACACGGGCGCAATACGCAATGAGTTCCTGCGCATCTGAGATGCCCATATCTCGAAATTCGTCTGCGGGTTGACTATATGATAAAAGTTTAACATTCATTTGTATTTACTGCGTAGGCTCTTCAATTGGTTCATCAAAACAAAGACTCTCCATGGTCTTGTAATGTTCGTAGGCTTTTTTAAGTGCTTCAAACTTTTCAAGTTTCTTTGGGTCAGGTACAAGTATGGCCAACCGTTGTTCCATCTTCTTCATAAACTCTTTTAGACTTTGACCACCAACCGTAATATCAGTACCTGCTGCCATGTCGATACCGGTGGCACTGATATTAACTGTATTAGGAGTGATAGTGTTGTTGAGTGTATAACCGGTAGTCCATTGACTATTGCTGGTAATATTACCAATAGTAGTGATACCACCAACAGTTGAACCAGCCCCACTGTAGGTAAAGGCATTGCTACTACTTGGGAAAGTAATGGTATCTGAACTATACATACTACTAGTATCTATGGTGATGGTATCATTGCTGCCACTGTAACTGACGTCACTGTAGTCAGGAGGAACGGCACCGTAACCGAAATCCAAGGTTACGGTATCGGTGCTGGTAGTTGAGACAGTGTTAGACTTTGGCTTCTTTGCGGGCATTTTTTTCTTCTGTGATTTCGTTGCGGCGAGTTTTAACCGCCTTACCTACTTCTTGAAGAGCTTTGCGAGCACGAGTACCTGCGGCATTGTTCCCAGCGGCGAATTTTGCATCTTCGGTTAAAAATTCTTCCATTGCTGATTTGAGTTGTTCTACTGTGTTTGACATATCTGTTTCCTTATAGTTATGTGAATATACTTATTCCGTCTAATGGTGTGGTCGGTAGGTTTCGAACCTACAAAGGCTACGAACTACGTCAGCGCCCCGTCCCCATTCTGGACTATGGGTCCAGCGGGAGCTTTGCCAATTTGCTCACGACCACAAGTATAGTATATAACCTTATTTTTTTAAATGCAAGAGATATCTGTGTTAAATACTAGCATATTATGATTATAGACTTTCAAAAGATTCCGTTTCACGAGATTGTGAAGTTTGGTCAACGCACCATGTTGCATCGTCCGTTATTTTCTACCAGTTGGATTTTGGGCCGCTTCTGTAATTATAACTGTAGCTACTGCTGGCCCTATGCTCGCAGTGACAAAATAGATTACCAACCATTTGAAGTCTACACCAACGCCATAGACGAAATCAAACGTCAAGCTCGCCAAAATGGCTTCAATGAATTCCATTGGAGTTTCAGTGGGGGTGAACCCACTGCTTACAAACAATTTCCGAATTTGGTTAAACACCTAGACGAAATCGAAAGTCCTTACCAAAGCATACACATGACCACCAATTTGTCGCCAGGATCAAAATGGTGGAACACTTGGTGTGCCAATACCGCATTGTTACAACGTAGAAGTATCACAGCCAGCTTTCACGATGAGTTTGCCCGAGAACAAGAGTTTGGAGACAAGTGCCTACAGTTACAGTATGAATTAGTACACGTAACTGTCAATCAAGTAATGGTTCCGGAAAAGTTTTTTGATCTATATGAACGTATGGCTCGACTGCATGCTCGAGGAATCAATGTCACCCTCAAACCACAAAGCGATCCCACTGCGAGTCGAGTGGTAGATGGGTATACTGAGGAAATGATAAGACTATTACAAACTGGATTTCCTCAAACATCACAAGGTGAAGAAGTTTATCAAATAGCATTATATGATAGGGACAACAAAGAATATCTCTTTGACCAAGCTGAGAGATTTAATGCCTTCGGATTCAATAAATTTACCGGTTGGACTTGCAATAGTGGTCATCAAAGTGTTATAATAAGAGGCAATGAAGTTAAGCGCAGCTATAGCTGTCATGATGTACCGCTAGGTACACTAGAACACTTTGAATTATTTAAGGAACCTAAACGTTGTATTACCACTAGCTGTGTAAGTTCAGCCGATAGCAAGATACCTAAATGCAAATAGACACCGAACATTTACACTATTGGATGCAGGCTATTCGTCAAAGTCCAGACCCCATGCGGACCATGGATGCCTTCTGGAGTGGTCAGCTAAAGAGCAAAGAATGGTTGATTACAAATCTTCGTAACCATGTAACAAAATTTGTTACTATAGACATCCACGGTGGATGGGTTGGTGTGTTAGCCAGTATGCTATTTCAAAGCGATGTTCCGATAGTTAATATTCGTAGCATTGACATTGATCCTGTCTGTGAACATATTGCTGTTAACATGAACAAGATTGAAGAAATAACAGGTAGATTTCGAGCAGTGACAGCAGACATGTGTGCCATCCGTAGCGATGCAGATGTTATCATTAATACCAGTTGCGAACACATAACTCAAGACCAATACAATTTATGGTTAAGTGGAATGCCGCAGAATAGTTTGTTTGTTCTGCAAAGTAACAACTATGATATTCCAGAACACATTAGAATTGCAGGCAGTTTAGAAGAATTTAAAGAACAGAGTAATCTTACAATGATATGGGCAGGAGAATTAGAACTGCCCTTATATACTCGGTACATGATTATAGGTCAAAAATGAAACACGCATTATTTTTTAGTTTAACAGGCAAGCGATGGGAACGGGCATTATGGCCGCATCGTGTGGCTACATTTTTACGCATGAATAGTTGGGATGCGGAGGTAATAGACTTTGCAGCATTTTGGAAATTAGAAGAACTACAAGAATTAGTTCGCTCTCGTACATCAACTAATACAGTCATGTTCTGCTTTGGTACAGCATTCCTAAATCCGTGGAGTCCGTACTTAAACGAATTCATTGCGTGGCTTAAATTAACATATCCTACTATACCTGTTGTAGTAGGTGGCAACAATGCCTTAGTTACTCCGGCCGAAGGAGTAGACTATTGGGTAGACAGTTACGGTGAGAATGCTGTTCTAGCCTTGTGTCAGCATCTTATTGGTACACTGGGCGCACCGTTATTAACTGATTCTGCATTTTTTGGCAGTAAAAAAGTTATACGAGGCTTACACCACTATCCAAGTGCTCCGTTAAACAGCTATCTAGTAGACTATGAGGCACGTGACTTTATGAGCCCGTATGAGTGTCCTCAAATTGAAACAGCACGTGGTTGTATGTTTAGTTGTAGCTATTGTAACTTTCCTATCATAGGTCAAGCAAAAGATGTCAGCGTAAGCAAAGAACAATTCAAACTCCAAATGCAAACAGGTTATGAGAAATGGGGCATTAAGAATTGGCGTGTAATGGACGAAACATTTAATGATCGTCCTGAGAAACTACAGAAGTATGCCGACGCTGTGGATGAACTAGACTATAATCCTTGGATATGTGGATTTGCTCGCGGCGATTTGATCGTTAAACATAAAGAACATTGGGATACGTATATTAGACTAGGGTTCCTTGGACACAGTATGGGTATCGAAACATTTAACCATACTGCTGGTAAACTTGTGCGCAAGGGTATGGATCCCAAAAAACTACAAGAAGGACTATTAGATTTCCAAGCATATACAGATATACATGCTCCCAAACGATATAGAGCCAACATACAAATGATTTGTGGTATACCCGGGGAAACAGTTGCATCGTGGAACAACTCGTTAGAATGGTTAAACACCAAATGGACTAGACAAAGTGCCAGCGCACATATTCTAGAAGTTCCAGATTACGACGACACTCTTACTAACCAAAGTCGTTTTACCAAAGAATTAGTAAGCAATGGACTAGTCAAGTTAGATGCTAGACAAAATCCTGGGTATGAAGTAACGAAAGATAATAACGGAAATGTTATATTTAAATCAACCACACCTAGGGGCGGCGGTGTTGGTAGCACCAGAAACGACGTAGTTATCTGGAGTCATGATACTATGGACTGGCACACTGCTCAACAGCTAGTACAAAAATTTTATAGCAAGGATGGATTCATAGGTCTCAGAGGATGTAATCCATTTTTGTCTGATAGATTGTTTACGTTTTTCCAAACAGATTGTTACGAAGACATTTATGATGTCAAATTAACTACTATTGATACGGCAGATCAAAAGTATAATGATATAGTGCAGGATTATATTAATAAAAAATTAAGTTGGCAGACCAGTGTTTAAATTTAGTGAGTTAAAACAAATACACCTTGAAATTACTAATAATTGTCAAGCATCTTGCCCCATGTGTAATCGTAACATTAATGGCGGTCAAGACAATCCGTTAATTAAAATACACAACTGGTCATTGGACGAGTTTAAAAATGTAATGACTTCCGAAGTATTAAATCAGCTAGATAGTTATTACTTTTGTGGAAACTTTGGTGATCCAATGTTAAACAATGATTTAATTGCCATGTGTCAATACAGTACAGATGTAGCCCCAGATACTCCTATAGCAATACACACAAACGGCGGCGCAAGAACTAAAGCATGGTGGACACAACTTGCTCATGCGTTACCCAAACATCACCGAGTTGTATTTGCGTTAGATGGACTATCTGACACACATCATTTATATAGAGTGGGCACACGGTTTGAAGATGTGATTGATAATGCTAGAGCATTTATACTTGCCGGTGGAATTGCTGAATGGGTGTTTATTAAATTCAAACATAACGAGCATCAAGTTGAGCAAGCAATAGAACTGTCAACAGAGTTAGGATTTCAACATTTTACATTGAAGAACTCTAGCAGATTTATTTTAGAACCCAGTGTGAAAGTTGTAGATCGTAAAGGTAATACAACTCACTATATAGAACCAGCAACCGATGTTCCTTTAAAATTTATTGATAAAAAAATTATCCATGCTTACAAAACAATAGTTTCTAGCTCAGTTATTCACTGCAAGGCCAAACATGAAAAAGAAATTTATATAGATGCATATGGCGAAGTACTGCCGTGTTGTTGGCTTGCCAGCGTTCCATACAGTTATATTAATCAAGATGATGCATTGGAAGTTAGAATAGAAATGTCTAGTCAGCATCAAGAGCTAGTGCATGGTTTAGGTAATATTAATGCATTTACCAAACCTATAAAAGATATCATAGAAAGTGATGAATATCAAACTGCTTGGGATGCATACTGGACTACAAATAAATTAATTACCTGCGCTAGAACATGTGGGATCAATACAGACTTTGCCAAACCGAGAGATCAAATTGTTAAGTAAAACATTTTGCCCGTTGCCGTGGATACACTTAGCCACACGCCCTAACGGAGATGTTAGGGTATGCTGTACGGCCAATGCTAGTGGAGCTGGCAAAGTTGACAGTAAAGGAGTGGGACTGGTAACTGCTAATGGGGCTATTATGAATTTACAAACTAGCACCTTAACAGAAGTTTGGAATAGCGACTATATGAAAACTATTAGGTTGCAAATGCTTGATAATAAAATTCCCGCAAGTTGCACTAAATGTTTTAAAGAAGAGTCTTCTGGTATTACTAGTAAGCGACAGTGGGAAACTGTGGTGTGGAAGGAGCGTTTAGATTTAGATAGCATTGTTGCCAACACACAGGCCGACGGCACGCTACCTGTCAGTATTCCTTATTTTGATTTACGCCTAGGAAATCTTTGTCAACTAAAATGTATTATGTGTAGTCCACACGATAGCAGTAGTTGGATTAAAGAATGGAAGATACAATACCCTAAATATAAAACTACGGAACTACAAATAGATCAAGGTTGGGACAGTGCCTTTGACTACACATGGTATAAGAAAGGTAATTTCTTAGATGATATGCGCGGCCAATCAGAAAATATCCGTGAACTTTATTTTGCTGGCGGTGAACCATTACTAATTCCCGAACACTATAAGATTTTAGAGTTTATGGTAGACTCTGGATCTGCCGTAAACTGTATACTACGTTACAATTCTAATGGATTAGAATTACCTGAAAAACTGTTTGAATTATGGAAACATTTCAAACAAGTTAAGTTTAACTTCTCAGTTGATGCAGTTGGGGAACAGAATGAATATATACGATATCCTAGTAAGTGGGATGACGTAGTTGCTAATCTAAAACGGCTAGATGATACACCCAATAATATAACAGTTAATATTGCCTGTGCTGTACAGCTATTAAATGTACTAACTATATCAGAGTTAGTACATTGGAAGGAAAATATGAATTTTAAAAAGATTAACTTGCCTCCATATGGAGCAGGTCTTATTGGCACCCATCTTGTATACTTGCCTAGTTATTTAAATGTTCGGGTATTACCCAAGCACTTCAAAGATAAAGTTAAAAAAAATGTAGAGTATTTTTGCTCTAGAAGAAGTACAGATGTTGAATTTGTGAATAACCCGTACGGCTTGCAAAGATGGCAAGGACTAGTGCAATATATGATGGCCGAAGATTGGTCAAACAAATTGCCAATACTAGAGGATTATCTAACAGTTACGGACAATCAGCGCGGCACGGATTTTAGTAAGACGTTTCCTGAGTTACAGGGTCTATTTTAAAATCTTTGAATATCAATTCTATCAAAATTGATAGGCATTTTATTTTTTGTTTTAATATTGCTGACTTGTAATTCCCAATATTTTACAAATTCAGTTACTTGTAAATTATTTGGTAAAACACTGTTGATATAATCTAAAGATTCATTAGGGGTTGGATGCATATCGTCAAAGTTTGGTCTTTGTTTATTTTTTAATATATGATTAAACAACGGTTCTTTAATATTAGGAAAAATATTTTTATAAAGTTCCACAACTTCTTTGCCTGCTAAATATTCATCCCAATGATCTTTATTTTGGCTTAACACAGATTGTTGAGTTGCCCACCGTTGTTCAAGCTCGTTCAATGTGACTATACCACGTTTAATATCCTTTTCAGCTCGATCAATATCAAATCTAATTAACGGCAGTCCATTTAAATTAACCCAGTCACATTTAAAAGAATCCAGTAACTGTTGTGTAGCATCAATGGTAGCAAAGTCTCTAATCATAAGACCTTTACCCTGATTGGCAAATTGTTTAGCCCAAGCCTTGCCGTATATTTTTTCTCTATTTTCAGTAGCGGCTACTAGCCAACTGTTGTCTACATATCTGTCTTCTCTAGAACAACTGGTCCACATAACAACAACAAGATCATCTTCATTAAAGTTGTTTCTACGATTGCATTCTATTATGGAATTAAAAATGAATTGATTACCAGCACCGCCTTTACCCCAATTCTCGTAATTTGGCATATTGTGAGCTATGATGTCAGCCCAAGTTGGCCACAGGTAGTTTGTAAAACTACATCCAAACGCAAAAAATCTTTTATACTTGTGTGTGTTTAGATTATGTATTTGCATATTTGAATTATTCAATGTTGAGAGATTTGCACCAATTATTAACAATATCAACAGATTCAACGTCATCAAAATCACGATGAATTGCAAATAGTTTAATCATTGGATTATCGTGTATTATTTTCAATTCCGTTTCGCTGATTGACCCTCGCCATGCAGTAATAGATGGCAAGGCAGGAATCCTTACCAATGTATCACAGTAAAACGCATATAGCAAAAATTCACTTGGATCTCTCCGATAGGTTTGAAAAAACTCAGAAACGTTAATTTCTTTTAAAATTTGTCTTACTGTGGATGTTTTTACTCTGAACGGTGTTATTGGATCAGGTAACATTGGCGGAATAGGTTTTTTTAATGTAAACGATAATCTTGATATCCATGGTAACCAAACATTAAACGATGTTGGATTTATAAAATGTTCTGTTGGCAGACATATTCCGTTACCTTCTTTAACTGGCCAATCATCTAACCATATTTCTTTTATAAAAAAGTTTTTAGTATCGAGTATAAGATATTCATCTGCTTCTATTTTATTAGCAACTGTTAGCTTTAATATTTGTTGCTGAATCCACCCGCCTATCTTATTAAACATCTTGATATTGTTCGTTAATATTTTAAGTGTATGCTGGGTGTATATTGGCGTTAGTAAATCTAACCATTCTTGTACAGTAATCGTGTCGTCTTGAATGATTACCCAATGTGTTACATTACCGTTAACAAATTTATTAATACTCCGAGCTTGCCTCAGTAAAGCTGTTTTATCACGAGCACATGTTACAGTAACTAAATCCATTGTTAATTATCCTTTAATTTTGGTTAGCGGTATGTCTGCTGCACAGGTACAGAAATCACGGTCACAAGTTACGGGGTTGCTAGGAGCAACGAAGTTGCCTTCATAGATGTTGCCAAGACTACCACCGACTCTGCAAGTCGCTCTGTGTACATCTCCGTCCCAATTTATCATCAGACTTTCTATACCTGCGTTACAGGTCCAACCTTTGTATTTGTTCATGTGCAATTTTATTACATCGTTGGCATGCATAATTTCTACATCGTCTATTCTACAATTAGCCTTTGCGGTAGCATCCTGTGAGATAATCCATTCTAAGTCGTTACCATCATAGCGCATATCGTCAAATACATTGTGATCACCCTCAGTCCAACGTATTCTACGCACAGCAAATCTAATCCCTTTCTCTCGAAACTCTTTAACTACTTTGCGAACACTGTCCATATGATCGTGATGAGCCATGATGTTAACAAAGAAGTCTGTTTGAGTTCTGTCATAGAACTCATTAATTGTTCTCACCACACGCTGCCAGTCATATTCAAAATGCAGGCTAAACACTAGGTGATTAAAATACATTTCGTTTTGCAAATACCAGTTAGCAGGTCGAGTGCCGTTGGTTGTTAAGTTGACCCAGAATATATCCTTACGCTTAAAGTAGTCTAGTAGATCTTCTATATCGGGATGTACACAAGGTTCGCCACCTGTTAAACTAATACGTAACGGTTTTCCAATTTCGCATAGTTTATCAACAGTTGCTTCTAGGATGTTGATATCTGTATGCGGACTATGATTATCATGAATACTTGAAGGACAATATGTACAATCGTAGTTACAACGCTTGCCAAGATTCCATTCAATCTTGATACTATCTTGATGCGGCCAAGAACTAGTTATTTTATGCATACGGCTTAAACTCAGGTGTAGTATCTGTAAAATTTTGATTTCGTGTTATATCTAACTTACGATTAAATTCCACACACTCTGGCCATTTGTCGCTTTGATCGTTTGAACTAAGATAATTGATAACTCCATCAATTTGTCCCAATGTAATGTTCAATAATATTGGATTCTCTTTAACATATTTGTATGTAGGAACTTCTAACTTAGATACTTGCAATCTTTCAATTGCAATTGCTTTTAATTCTGATGGTAGACATTGTGCTGATAATACATTAGGGTAATTAACCATGTTGGTATAAAATACAATACCTAAATCGTTCAAGAAATATTTAATCATCTTGTTTAAGATTAGAATGTTACTCACTTGTACAGCTACAGCACCTACTATGCGACTTACATTGGGAATAGTTTGCACTTGTTTAATGTTATTCACTAGTTCTGCCCAGCTAGCATTACCCCGTACATACTCATAGCTGTCGCCTATTCCATCAATGCTGACATTGACAGCAACGCTCTTAAACTTGGGCCAATATTCCCATACAGTACGATTGTTCTTGCCCAGCATAGTTAAGTTGGTGGCATACTTGATTTCAATGTTGTCACCATAGGGTGCAAGCATATCTAAAATCTTATAATGTGTAGGATCCATTAAAGGTTCACCACCCGCAAATTCTACTCGTCTAAAGTATGGCAATATTTTTTTAAAACTGTCCCACCAATTGTCTGTATCTACAAAGCTATCTAAGAAAGGTTTGTTTTTAAGATTTAAATCGTTAATCTTTTTTACAAGGAAATTATCTTCTTTTATATAATGTTCTTCAACTTCTTGCCAGTCATTCCAGCTGGTACTATCCATAGGGTTACACATACGGCATTTAAGATTACACAAATTGTTCATTTTGATTTCCATGGTAGGAAATTCAAACGGCATTATTTCTTGTAAAGGTGTGTTGGGATATAGCGTAATACGTGCTTCTGGAATAACACCAGCAATATGTCGTTGCCGTAAACTTTCTACACCCTGATCTTCTAATGAAAAGCACGGAGCACATTCTGCAGGACGTTCATTATTTAGAACTTGTCGACGGATACGTTGCATCGTATCGTTATTCCATATTCCTTCTAGTGTTTGATCTTGTATATAACCCACTGGGTGACTACGACAGCAGGCTTTAACAGCACCGTCTTCTCTAGTAGCTAATCCTGTGAAAGGATGCATACAAAATGTTTTACTTTGCGATATAGTCATAAAGTTTATCAGATAATTGTTGGTGAGATTTAATACCGGGATGAGCGAGCATGAAATATTTAACCTTATTATAGTAGCACATAAATATTTCATGCTCACTCCTACCGATTATATAGTCGATCCAATCTTATTTCAAGAGGCTTGTATTCAATCGGCTAACGAGTCAATGAAAACGGTAATTAACCAACCCACGGGCAGTTTCTTCTATGACCCATGGGTACTAAAGGATGAGTATAAAGGCACAGTTTGGGAAACACTTTATAATTCATTACCTGTAGACAAAGGTGAGGCAAGAATTATCGTTTTAAAATCTAAGGAATGTTACCAAATACACGCAGATATAGATGATCGGTATCACCTTAACCTAAAAGGAGAGTCGTGTTATCTTATAGATTTAATTTGTGAGCAGATGTATCCTCTTAACCAAGATGGTGTTTGGTACAATATGGATGCTAGTATATTACACACAGCTACTAATTTTGGTAGACACCCTAGAATACAATTAGTAGTTAGACACTTGTTAAAGCAAAGCAAGTTGATAGATCCTGTAGCAGTGTCTTTATCTACAACTGTTACTAACACAGAAGGTGCTAGATTTTTGTTTGACAGTCATATTAGTCCGTGGCTCAACGAAGCAAACAAGTTAGGGTTTATAAACAATTTTGATCATTCTCCGATTGCTATAAATTTTAATATAGAAAGAAGCAAACTAGATTGTTTAAAAAATATTCTACCAGAAGAATTTAAATTAATATGAATACAGATAACTGGAATTATTTTTACAAAATAGTAGACGGTCGACCTAATACAACCAACTTGCTATATACTCCGTTAGTTAACTCTACACAAGACATTATGTGTATGTGGTGGAACGAAGCGAGCCCGTATCAAGAAAACACACGGCTAACATCGGATTTAGTTAATTTCTTCTTTGAGCGTGAGGTTAAGTATCTAACAACATTTCAAGGAAAGCCATGGGCTCCTAAATTATTAGAAGTTGATTTGCAAAATCGTAAAATCTTTATAGAATGGAATAAAGAAACACTTAATACTATTATTTTTACTCCTGAAAGAAATTTAGATAAAGAATGTTCTGACTGGAAGGAACAGATATTTGAAATATTAAAAGATATTTTAAATTTAGGGTATTACAAAATGGCATTGTACCCTCATTGTTTCTTTATAGATACTAACGACAATATTAAGACTTTTGATATGTATTCTACGATAGAACGTGATAACCCATTTATTGAACGAAAATTAATAGAAGGCATGATTGGAGAACAATCGCAAGGCAGATTCGATGACTCGACATCGTCCGGTGTTGTAAATTTTGAAATATTTTTTAAAATTACATTAATGGATCATTTACGTAAGACTTGGCCCGACAACCCATTCCCTGATTTTTATAGGAGGCTAATTAATGATTAATTGGAACACTACAATAAGCAATCTTAAAAACGGCCAAGTGGTTACTGTTGATCCTAATAGATGGAATATGAATAATCCAGAATATAAGTCAATGCTGGATCTGTGGAAATCTAAAAACTTTAATACAGCTAGTGTTAAGTGGACAAACTATTATGATACTAAAGACATAGAATTAGAGATTGCCCAGCAGGTAAGTATTACACCAATACGTAGTTGGATTAGTTGTGTAGAACCCGGATACATGACCGGTTACCATTATGACATTGACGATAACGAACAAGAATACTTAAAGAACGGCACATTAAAACGTTATACAGTGTTTATCAGTGAACCAGCTGTCGGACATGTTTTTATATTAGGTAAGGACTACTATTTTAATCAGTTACCGGGCACAATTCTGAAATGGGATAATTACAGAGATTGGCACAACGGAATCAATGGCGGGCTGTCTAACAAATACATGTTTCATATATTAGGTTATTAGTCGTGCATTGTTATCTGCAATGTGTACCTGTTATTAAATCCAATATTTACTACTCCGTGAACAATCATAGGATCCGACCATTCATATAAATCTCCAGTCTTGTAATTGCTGAGCATCTTATCGTCGTAGACAAAAATATGCCCAGGTTCCCAGTCTTGTAAGAACATGGTATATCTCACAGGATTAGCTACTTCTATAAGATGTGGATCAATATGCATAGCTTGCATTTCACCTGGTAACAACTTAACAAACCACCAAAAACATCTAGATCTTTTTTCTGGAAGATCTGGAAGGTCGACATTGAATTCTTGCATATCTTTGCTTTTAGCATTGAACTGGTGAAACATGGGAGTTTTTTTAGAATATGCTGGTCTGGCTTTTTCTCTAAACTCGTCTAACAAAGGATGCCCTTGCCATCTATCGGGCTGCCAAACGGGAGTATAATCCCCTTCGTGTGTTTTTAGATGCTCCATAAGTTCCGGAGTAATCCAATTCGTAAAGTTTCCGATATATTTCATTTAAATTTTTATTGACAAATATGATAGATAAATATTTACCCGTAGAGATATACTAGATGAAAATAATTTCTAAATTAAATTTAAAAATAGATATAGATAGTGCTAGACTTTACTATTCAAAATTAGAAAAGAATTTTCAACATCTAATGTGGACAGCGTCAGCAGGTTCAACAAATCTTAAAGGATGGTCAATTCACGGAATCAAATCCAAATCCGGCCTTTATCCTTTTATGGAAGAAGGCAATGAACCGGTAGGATTAGAAAATTATTTTGAAACTGAATTAGTTTTCGGGTGGGCTAAAGAAATATTAGAACTGTTTCCGTATGGCTATAGAGCAGCTATCGGCGAAAGTCCTGTCGGTACTATTATACCACCTCATACCGATCCAACTGGTCCATATATGTTAAGATTGCAGATTCCGGTTTATACTAACAAAGATTGTATATGGACTACAGTAGATGGAGATCAGCATTTAGAAGAGGGTAACGCATATATAGTGGATACATCGAAAACTCATTCTACTAGAAATTTTGGAACAACAGCTAGAGTACACTTTGCTATGTGTCTACCAAAAACACATCTAGAAGATATAAAACAATATTTCTAATCGTGTGTGGTAATTTGTAAGGTATACCGTGAATTAAAACTTAAATTGACAACACCATGTAGCAATTCCGGATCACTCCACTCAAAGATATCTCCTTTTTTATACACCGGATTGACTTTATCTTCATAGACAAACACATGTCCGGGTTCCCAGTCTTGTAAGAACATGGTATATCTTATAACATCATTTACTGGGAAAGTTCCAGTGACTTTGGTAAATTCGTTATTTTCATGGGCTACTCCTAGCACATGCATATCATAATGCATCAGCTGAAGCTCACCGGGTTTGAGTTTAACAAACCACCATACAACATTTTTTTTAACTATAGGTAAATCAGGCAGATTAAAATCAAAATTTGCTAAAACTTTAGTACGTTGATTGAATACGTGAAAATATTGTTGAGGTATTGTATTTCCAAACGCCTTAAGACCCATGATTCTAATCTCGTCCATCAATGGATGGCCGTGCCATCTATCAGGATTCCAAATAGCCACAGAATCCCCGTCACTAGATGAAAGGTGGGTCATTAATTCATCAGTGATCCAATCGGCTTGATTTCCTACATAATTCATTATTTTTCTACCTAAAATGTAATAGGTAAATATTTATAAGTAACAAGGGCACACATTATGTTAATTGGAATTACTGGTCATACGAGAGGAATTGGTAGATCTCTATCTGACACATTTAAAAAAAATAATCACCATATAACCGGATTTAGTCAAAGTATAGGATTTAATATCGGTAATAGCGAATCTAGAAAAAAAATTCTCGAGCAAGCCAACAATTTTGATATATTTATTAATAATGCATATCACCCAACAGGCCAGATCGAAATTTTAAAAGAAATTTTAGATTTATGGAAAGACACAAATAAAATCATAATAAATATTTCTAGCCAAATAGTTCACAAGCCCGTTCCTGGCTATGATCAAACACAGCCTCTAGAGTGCGGAAATTGCAATTATCAATTTTGTATACACTGTGCTGGAGTATCGTATAAACGATCTAAGACCGAGTTAAATGATTATGTAAATAATTATACAGGATCTGTAAGAATTTTAAATGTAATTGTAGATATAACTGATACTGAATTTTATTTAATACCTAAAAATTGGGATAGATCTAAATTCACAGATCCTAACGATCTAGCTAATTTAATATTTGATGTAATCAAATATTCTGAAAAATTTTTTGTAAAGGAACTAGACGTAAATGGAAATTTTAACGATAGATTCTAAAAAAGGTCCATTAACGATTCAGTGGTCGGATCGGGATACTCTGATACACTATGCCGCAATGCAGGCAGGGTGTTATCATGTAGATATTAGTAATGTAGATTGGTATTCTCCAAATAGATTTGTGCCTCTCCATCAAGCACAGTTTAAACATTGGAATCAAGATCGTTGGTCACAAAGAGAAAATATGGAAGTTTTTGATATTCCAGATGGTGCAAAAATAGTCGATATAGGATGCGGTGTTTCGATTACCGATCTGTTACTATATTCCTATATTCCTAATTCTGTATTTTATCTGGTTGACAAAGATGACGAATGGCCGGATAATTTACATCCAGCAACTGTTTCTTATACTGAATCACACCCACATTATAATTCCTGGAATCCTGTTCTTGATGCTATTGAAACTTCAAAATTTAATAGAGAAAGATTTAACATGCTTTCTCCTAATGATAGTCTTCCGGAAGATACAGATTTGATAATGTCTTCGTATTCTTGGTGTTTTCATTATCCTAAAGAAACCTATTGGCAAAAAGTTAGAGATTCATTAAAGACCGGTGGAAAACTTTTTTTAGATGTAAGGCTTTTACAAGATAGAAATATGATACAAGAAATTAATGAAGAATTTAAAAGTTTACCTACACTTATACCTATTCCTGAAAGTCCTGCATATTTAGATAATCCGCCTACACTAATTCCAGGAGTAGTAGGATACAGGTGTCTTTGGATTAAAAATTCTTAATCTACTAAATCTCGATACTCAATAACATAATCAAGAGATTCGTAATATTCTAATTCTTTAAAACGTATTACAAATACTATACGTGTATCATTACCCTCGTTATCAACTTGATGATATATGTTTGATTTAATAAAAGTTGGTGCATCAATCTTAGTGTGGCCAATTGATTCAAGTTTCACTTCGTCTTTTACAAATGATACGTAAAAATTGTAAGGAAACTGTTTTCTTATATGATTGCGAATCCACTCGTCATCGTCAGTAACATCTGTGTTGTCATACCAATAGTTAGTAGTTTGATTGTAATTGGCTATAGGAACAATTAAAACATATTGATGTGCCATCATCATCCCTTCTGGGATTTTTCCGTTATCTTTTCTGAGGCCGTCAATATGAATTTTTGACTTAGAATGAGGTGGAACAAAATAAACACTAGTTTCATTTATTTCTAATTTGGATCTATTTTCTAAAAATTTCTTCAGTGTAGGAAATTCATCAAATGGTACATGCACAAAATAATCTTCATTTGAATCATGACGAATTAGATGAGTATTCTTCTCAAAAAAATCTAAAGCTTCTTTTTGTATGACATCTAAATTTGGAATGTTTAATTTTTGAAATAAATCTGTACTTTTCATATTAATAATTCTCTAAATGATCAATGCCTAATTGTTTGCGGAATGCTTCTGTAAACTTTCCATCAATTCGTAAACCGTAGCTCTGTTCCATTATGCGTTCGCCACCGTGCCAGTCTGTATCATTCCACCATGCGGCTCGTGTGTTTAAATATGTTTTATCTTTAGTCTCTGGATCCCACAGGTACATGGCTTTCTTTGTGTTAGGGCGAATGTGTATAAATTCGTTACGATGAGGTGTAACAACGTCAAGGCCATTCTTAGCATCTAAGTCTCTATGTTCAAATGGAATACCGTCAGCTTCGCAGTGAAAGAATATAACACGACCAATGTCTTCAAACACTGAACCCACTAAACTTTCAACCCACCTAACTACATTAGGAAAGTATTCTGCCTCCGGAGTTAGATTGCGTGAAGCTGTTCTGTCATCCCATGATCCTTCTTCCCACAAGTAATAGTAAATGTATGGATCATACGATCCCATTGCCATCTTTAGATAACGAGTGAACTTATTACGTTGTTGAAAGTTTTTAAAATCTGTTGGCATTAGTTTTATACCAGCTTGATATATAGGATCGTCTTTAGGCAGTTCCATAAATTCATCCATAGACTGGTAGATAGGCTTCCAACTGAGTATATAACTCATATTTTTAAATGTAAAACCAGGTTTCATCCACGTGCCTTCTTTGGCATACTCACGTGCTAGTGCAAACCCTGTTAGTATTTCAGGTTGTAGTTGATCAAATGCATCCATATCTAAGTACGGAGTCATGTCAAAATAACTCCTATTGTTTATTCCGTGTATCATAATTTCTTTGATATTTGTTAGGTACGGTATCATATAACGGTAAGTTTTTATTTACTAAACCGTCTCTTAAAATAACCTGATGTACTAATGAACTCACTGGTTTTCCAGGTAACATGTCTGCCCATGATTCTGTTTGATCTTCTTCTAGGTCTATCGTACGAACATCGGGCCACTGTATTATTTTAACCAATATCCCATTAATACGCATTGGGTAGTGTACTTTAATTCCAAATTCAGGATCGTATTCGTGAGTCCATCCTTTTCTGTCACAAATAGCGATGACTCGCTCTACCAGTTCTGATAGATATATCTTTTCTTCTCCAGGATGCCTGCCGATGTCTGTTCCAACTCGAATCCTATATTGATTGCAAATACGCAATCCAAACTCCTGTATTTCTTCTAAACAATATTCAAGCTGACTTACAGTTTCAAGTGTATAGCTGACATTTTTAATTTTCATGCCTAACTTTAGACAATTTTCAATACCTGCAATTTGTTTAGCCCTTACTGTGTGTCCTTGATAATCTGGGTGATTTAACCCTATAGTCCACAATACATTAGGCATGTCTAAAAATTCTTTAGCATAATCATAATCAGATAGATAAACACCGTTTGTTAAAATCATTATGCCACGCGGTTTACCTGGCAATGCTTGTATAGCGTGGCACAACTCTGAAAGATCTTTTCTAGCAGTTGGTTCAGCTCCCATTAATGCAATGCCGTATCCATCATCGTCCCAAGACTTGATTAAGTTTATGATTTGATCTATTGACGGGTCTTTGCTTGTGTTGTCTGGTATTTGATAACAGTGGGGACAATTTAAATTGCACCTATTAGTGATATCTAATGCATAGCAGTTGTTTCCAGGTTTCTTAGATTTATAATTAATATAGAAATCGGCATTAGGCTCTACTAAATGCTCAGATTCTCCGTGCCACTTGCATATTTTGCTTAACCATATAGAACCATCTCGTTCAAACCTTACTGCTGGAACATGCCTGTAACAGTGTTCACATATGGATACAGTGTCTTTTAACTTAACCATTTACGAATTTTGATTGGCTTCTTTCTTTCGTCTTTAATTGTATAGTCAAATTCAGTAAAATCAACAGGCCCCTGCCATCCGTCTTTCCAATATTTGTGCTCGGGCAAAGCTAGTTGTTCGTTGGTTTTGAATTGATAAAAGGGAGGGCAGTCATCTAATTTTTTTATTCCTTCGTTAATATACGCATCTCGCATTATAACTTGATGAACAAAGTTTGTTACTGGACCATCATAAAACTGTGCCCACGGACCTGTAATTAATTCTTCCATATCTATATTTCGTACATCCGGCCACTGTATGATTCTCAAAATTTTACCTCTCCAATAAAAAATATTATGATAAGGATTGTCATCTAACGGAGTTGAACGCATTTCATCTCCAACAATTTTTCTGAGTTCTTTTAATGTTTTACTAAGATAGTTTCTCTGTTGATCACTGCTTCTTCCTATAAAACTACCAAAACGTATTCTAAACATTCTGACTTTTTCATCTCCCAACTTATCTATTTCTTCTAAGATATCGGGCAAATGATCAAAACTTTCTACCGTATATGCTATGACATCTATGGTAGATACCTCTTTAATATTTTGTATACCTATCAATTGTTGTTTGTGAATTTTTTCGCCTTGATACGTCCAATGATTAAGTCCTATAGATATATAAACAGGTTTATCTTGTAAAAGTTTTTTAGTGAATCTTTTATCTACAAATTTCAACCCGTTTGACAGGATTTTTGTTGATCCCCATCTGTCAGCAATTGTATGAGCTAACGGTATTATATCTTTATACAAAGTAGGTTCAGCTCCTGCTATTAGTGGTAGCACACCTGCCGGGAATGCTTCTAATTGATTCATTATAAGTTCCATCGGCCTGTCTACTGATTTATTATCGGGCATTTGATAGCAATGAGGACATTCGAGTTGGCACTTATTGGTGGCCTCAAACATGCATGAAACAAATTGCCACGGGCATTTTTTTACTATTCCATAATAATATTCTGGATCTAATTCAACAATTTCCTGTTGTTGTCCGTGCTCGTGGCACATTTTACTTAACCAAATTTGATCATTCCTTTCAAAAACTACTCCGGGAATGTGTCGATAACAATGGTTGCAAAGGCTGATGGTGTCGTGTATAAATTTCATACTATTATTTATGAAATAAATACCACATGCTTAAAATATTTGATGCCTTTTTCACTGAACAGGAATGTGATGATATATCTACTGTTGTAAAACAACACCAATCTGCATGGTGTCAATGTCCATACACAGGAATGTATATATTAGGTAACAGCCTGTTAAGAAAAGTTACATTCATAGATAATGATATTGAGTATGGTAACTACTTTGACACTGATTATTTTGATACTTCTGCTATTAACTTATTTAAAACTAAATTAGGGCAATGGTTTGATCATGTAGAATTTGTTCCTTCATTTAGCAGACCTGGATTTCAAATTATTAAATTAAATGAGGGGAAAAATCCCAGTGTATGGCATTATGATGACATGCTTACTTGTTTTCCTTTTGAAAAACATTTCACAGATTATACCGGCAATTTTAACGAATACTTTGAACAAAAATTAATTTTTACAACACTACTCAGCGACGGTAATTATAGTTTCGATTATTATCCAGAAACCTTGTCGTTATTTGGCAAAGACTATAAAGAAGCAAAATCTATCAGTCCTGTATGTGAACAACATAGAAATTTGGTAGGTGACGAATGCACTAATCCAGAATGTAAATTAAAAGAATTTAAAACAGTATATTATAAAAAAGGCACAATGTTGCTGCAGAATGAGCGATTCCTACATCGTGTAGGTTTAAATGATTTGAACGGTGGCAGAGATTACCGAATCACTTTCCAGAGTTACGGATTAGTCAAGAATAAAAAACTTTATTTGGTCTGGTAAACTATTAGCCTGTAATATTCGTCAGATATTACAGTATAATCATATTCTCTTGTTTGAGCAACAACTTCATCTAATGAATATGCCGCCTGCATAGAATTAAGAAGATCTTGTTTGTAAACAGGTTCTGCATATTCGTCGACATCTCTGATGTGTTCTATCACAGATATCGGAGGGCGATTTATATCTACAATCAGTATATTTTCTGATAGAGTATTAATTAATTTCCAAAACTGTTTAGGATTTTCTATATGATGAAGAAGCCTGTTTGCCAAAACAACATCATAATTACCTGTAGCATTAAAAATATCATCTTTAATTATCTGTATCCTATCGGATAGATTAAAGTTTTTTATGTTTTTATAAGCTAGTTCAATCATGGCCTCTGATACTTCGTAGCATACAAATTTTAGATACGGAAAAGCAATAGCTAAAGAAACTATAAAATTACAAGATCCTGATCCCAGATCAATAACAGTTCCTTGTTTGATCCCAACTAATTTTTCGTATAATTGAATGTATTCTCGTAACTGTCTAGGGTCCGATGCATATTTGTTATATGCCCTACATTGATCTAAATCTTCCATTAATGGGGTAGGTTCTGAAATTCTCATCTATATTGTTCTGGCAATGTATCAAATAACAATTTGCCTTCATTCTTTGATCGGTCTCGAAGTATCACTTGATGCAGTAGAGGACTCATTGGTTTCCCAGGAATCATGTCGGCATATGATTCTGAAAACGTTTCGTTAAAATCTATTGTTTTGACATCCACCCATTTGATTAATCTATGAACAATCCCGTTTATTTTTACTAAAAAATGTGTGCGATTACTAGCCTCATTATCAACTTCCCAGGTCCATGTTTTTACTTTACACAACCGTTCTGTTTCTTTTACTAGGTCTGATAGATAAAGTTCCGGTCCATGATCATCCGGAGTCCGGCCAATGTCTACACCTACCTGAATTCTGGCATTATCGCAGATACCTTTATGATTCCACTGCTGTATTTCTTCTAGCACAAAGTTTAGTTGATCCAAACTACCTAATGTATAGGTAAAATTTTTAATAGATAACCCTAATTCGACGCAATTTTTTATCCCTACTTCCTGCTTGGAACGAATAACACCGCCATTATATTCTGGATGATTTAATCCTATGGTCCATTTGAGATTTTCGATATCTTGAAATTGCCTGGCATAGTCGTATTTCCCTAAATTAATCCCATTAGTAACTATCATAATCATTCTGGGTCTTCCGGGCAATGCCTGTATAGCTCGAACTAGATTGACTAGGTCTTTTCTTGTAGTAGGTTCAGCGCCAACAAGAGATACTGGCCAGCCATTATCGGGCCAACTTTTAATTTGAGATAAAATAAAATCAATTCCGGGGTCGCTGCTTTGATTATCGGGCATTTGATAGCAATGAGGGCAATCTAAATTACAACGATTAGTAATGTCTAACCAATACGATCCGGGTTTACGTTTTATATATTGTTGTGATTGATAAAATTCAGAATCTATTTCAACAAGACATTCGTGATATCCATGCACTTTGCAAGTTTTGCCCAACCAGATAGCACCGTCTCTTTCAAATTTAGTCGCTGGAATGTGTCTATAGCAGTATTCACACATCGAAAGGGTTTCTTCTAAATTAATCATTATGTATGTATTTAACTATAAATAGTTGGACAATATAATTACAGAGTAGAAATTGCAAGACTATTTGTTGGATACCAATATGAAAAATCCTTATCATTATTACCTGAATCTTCCTATTAAGTTTAATCCTAACCCGGTTGACATGGAAGGCGGCCACCATCGCCTATATCCGCTAGAACGTGTAGAAAAAGATTTTGCAGATTGGTTTATAGAAAGAGGTGTTCGTATAGGATTCGGCGAGCAATTCGAATTATCATTAGATGGTGTTAGAAAACACATCATACACACGGACGACTTTGACAAACAACCAATTGTAAAATTAAATTATGTTTATTGTGAAACTCCACATTTAATGCATTGGTACAAGTTAAAACCCGGTGTAGAAACAACAACAGCATATTCTCCAGCAGGTACTCCTTACAGCACATGTACATCGGACGAATGTGATTTAGTCTATTCTGCACAAGTAGGAAAACCTAGTCTTGTAAACGTAATGGAACTACACAATGTGTCTGAAGTGTCATCGACTAGAATATGTTATTCTTTTGTACTGGTACACAGCAATAGGCGTGTTAGATTAAACTGGGATGAAGCCACTGAACTCCTAAAAGATTATATTATTGAATTATAATGAATTATAATTATTACTATAATAACATTCCAGGAGTAGGACCAACTCGTAATAATCTTGTTTATACTAGTCTTATAAGCGAAGATAACAAAGTATTTGTACAATGGTACCATAATGATACAGCATATCATAAAGGGCAGAATCAAGTTGTTGACTCTGTTAAGATGGAAGAAAAATGGTTACGAGAAATAAATCATCTTACACAAATGAGAAATGCATTTCCTGATCTAGTACCTAAAATTATCAAAATAGATTTAGAAAACAAAAAGATTTATTTAGAAATAGAAGGTCCAGACTTTTGGGAGCAATCAAAATGCAATATAGTAAACTACGACAAGGTGTTACCAGATTGGCAGGAACAAATGTTAAACATTATACGTGCTCATAAAGAACTTGGATTTCACAAATATAGTATGCACCCGTCAAGTTATTTTGTTATTGACGGCAAACTAAAAAGTATTAATTATTTTTTTACTTACAGAGAGTTTGAACCAAATATATCTATTAAAGACGTCGAGAGTCACATCTACTCAACTAGACAAGATGAAATGCGTAAACATATTGGTTCTCTAGGAATCGAATGGGACCAACCTCAGCCGTGGGAAGTATTTGATATGCTATGTTGGGAAAGTTTTAGAACAAATTATCCTAATGATTTTATTGAGAGAGTTAAGAATGATACATAATTTATTTTCTACCAAAATTTATAAGAAGAAATTTCCTGGCGACCTAACAAAATTTCAAGAACGCATTATTCCACAGCTAGATAAAATTTTTGAAGAATCAGCTGACAACAATGAACAATCAATGAGGGCCGGGGGAATATGTTCTTTCAATGTACATTCTAACATTCATCAACAAATAGACATACAAGAAATAACAGATTTTGTGCAATCATGTTCTGCAGAATATTGGAAGGAACTTAGATACATGGAAGCCAAAACTGCTGTCAATCATGCTTGGGCAAACATATATCCTCCAGGAGCATACATTGATCGCCATAATCATATTCCGTCTATACTGTCTACTAGTTTTTATTTAAAAAAACCAGTCAATTCTGGTAATGTAATTTTTGAAAATCCTAACAGAGAGATCTTAAGATATCAACCGTATCTCGGCCTACACGAACCGGACCAATATCTTAGTGTGTTTGATACAATTATTGAAGCAGAAGAAGGCGATTTAATAATGTTTCCGGGATATCTCATGCATAGCACAGAAAAAAATATGTCGAATGAGAATAGAATAATACTAGGATTTAATATTAGATGGGATTTGATTCAATGAATAGAATATCAGAACCGGAGATAATGTTTGATGAAATCCAATGTTTGCAGTTTTATAACGGTGTTCCTAATTTTGTATATTACGAAAAATTAAATTTATTTTTTAATGATGAATTGAAGGGCACAGTAGGCGAACTAGGATGTGGTCCAGCGGTATTTACTAAGATGCTAAGAGACAAGCATCCTTTAATAGAAATAGATGCCTACGATGGTTCTGAAACAATGTTAAAATTAGCTAAACATCATATCGGTGATTTAGATCGAATAACTCTTGTGCAGAAAATGATTGGAAATATTGATAAGAAATATGATACTATTATATCTCTTAACACATTACATCATATTCACGATCCTAACATATTTTGGAATACAGTGAAACGGATGTCAAAACAGAATTCTAAAATCTTCATAATAGATCTTGTAAGACCGCAAGATGAAAACTCAGTTGAAGAAATCGTAAATCAGTCCTTAGGAATTAATTTTGAGAGTGATTTGTTTAGACAAGACTTCATTAATTCTTTAAAAGCTGCATTTACCAAAGAAGAAGTAGAAGAACAGGTAAAAGGATTAGATTGCTCAGTTACTGTGTCACAATATCTGGGTGTTGAAAATATAGTTATAAAAAATTTCTAAAAAAATATATGTATAGAATAATTCCTTGGGCACCCGAATTAGATCTCAAAGATTTTTATAACAATGCCTTGACCAGAGGATTTGAAAATAATTCTAGTCAAAAAATGTTGATTGACTGTTTTCAAAATGAAAAAGAAAAACAGGTATGGATTCTATACTATAATTATAATGCAGTAGGCAGTGTGGCAGCTCATTCATTTGATGAAATGGGGCCAAACAGTTATCGTATTGCTGCACGTACTTGTGTATTTTCGGATATGTTACCGATAAGGCATTTACGAACTAGAAATCAAATCGTTACGCATCAGCATGCAACTAGTCAATTTTTGATCCCTGCTTGTATAGATTGGGCCCCAGTTGGTAGTAATCTTTATATTACCAGCAACGAGAATAAGACGGGTACACAGCGATTAGTACATAATATATTTGGTCCAGCCATGGAGAAATCTGGGCAGATGCGTAAAACAACAACGTTATTTTACAGAGGAACTAATCAAACAGTTTGGCAAATTTTTCCTGATAGATTCTATAAAGAATTAAACAAGTATCCTAGGTGGTCATAGATGATAGTCAAATACAATAGCATAGGACAAAAAAAGATAGTCTTATGTATTTTAAATAATTTGAAAGACTGCAAGAACTCAATGGCCAAAGATATATCTATTAATACTATAGATTTTATGATTCGAGGAGCTATAGGAAATAATTTTGATATTTTAATAAGTGATAACGAAACTGAACTATTAGTCGAGTCTGCTAACAGCAACTTATATACTCATGCAGTTATTGTAACTACTGGAACGTATCTTTGGTCTAGTGATAAATTATTTAATAAAATTGAAAAATGTTGCAACCAAGATTTTTTTATTGCTGGACACATTTTAGATCGAAAAGAAGGATATCTAGAACTTCATAAACAGTTTTATATAATAAATTTAAACGACTATAAAAATTTAGGATATCCAGCAATAGAGGAAGGAGAATGGTTTGTTGATAATTTCCATGATGAATATATTCCTATTATTTCTGAATACAAATACCGTGCAGACAAAGTTATCGAAAATATAGAACTTGGTGCTGAAAGGAAAACATATAAATTTAAACTGCACGGATGGAACATTCTTAAATTAGCATTAGAACACCATAAAAAAATTATTGATGTTGGCGATGATATTCGTATGTCTAAAAGATATCTTTATCATGAACACGATCATGTTTTTATTAATGAATATTCTAAAATTTTTCATCAACAATTATTTGCTAGAAATGTTGTGGCACCTTGGAATTCCGATAAAGTTCACGATCAAATCTCCTTCAACGGACCAGTTGAACAATATATCACTCTAGGAACTGGTTTAAATTGGATAAGAAATTTGATAATTGTAGGATACACAACAAATACTAAAATAGTGTTCACAGACATTAATCACAACTGTTTAACCTTTATGAAAGAACTAGTTGAAACATGGGATGGTAACGACTATAACAAGTTTTATCATTCATTTAAGCAGTTTCTGCCTAGTGGGGTTCCTGAACATGTACTCAAAAATCTTTCGGTTGATAACGATTTTAATAAGTTTAAAGACTTTTTTGATGACTGGATTGAAACTTGGAATGAAGTTAGAAAATTAACTTTCGATTATAAGCTAATTGATTATACAGCAGAATATGATCTATCTTGGATAGACCCGGATAAAAAGACGTTAATAAATTTTAGCGATCTATTTAATTACACATCCTTGATTCCTTTTCAGAGTGTAAAATTTAGAATAGCTACTGAAAATAGACTTATCGATAAATTGATTAAAATAAATCCGAATATTGTTGCAATATTCACTTCGAGAGCAGCATCGGGATACAAATCCTTTATAGATGTTCCTAGCACAGATTCCAATTCTTACGCACATATAGGCAAGATTGTAGATTTTGAATTTACAGATATTGAAGATTTAAAAATGTTACCATGGCACGTTGATGATTGGAAATCAACTGGTCATCGGCCGCTGGGGGTTTAAGGTTGCGAATTTATAGTTATAAAATCGCCAACAATGCCCTGTCGATCAGCAGCGTCTAAAACTAATTTTTTCCACTCTGGCAATGAGTCGTTTCTAGAAGCAATAATAAAATATCTATCTTCATTGCTGTTATTCCATAAACCGTGATGGTAATGAATGTTCATAGCATACGCATGTCCGGGTTGCATATCTAAATTAGGACTACCGTCTTGCCAGCGCCATTCAAATCCTTCTGGACTATTTAATACAAACGAAATATTATCGATAATAGGTCCTTTACTATCACTGTGAAAATCAATAAATCCACCTGCTTCTAATAACATGAATCTAACTCTGCTATATTTTTTACAAGGAAAGTGATTTACAAAATAGTCTTTTGTTATAGGAGTAAGGTTAGCAGCTTCAGTCCAGTGCATTAAATCACTTGCCTCTGTTGAATTAGCAATGCCATAATTTTTCCAAGCACCAGTCTTATGCTCATCTAACCCATGTAGTACAAGACCGTGCCATCCATTGCTTGTTCCTTCTCTGTGTTTAACATAACGTTGTCTAAGTGCCTTGGCTTCTTCAAGCATTTCTTTATATGGAAATGTGATATTCAAGTTTAGATACTTGGATTCTGATACAAAATATTCTCTCATTATAATTCTTTGGGATAGTTAAAAGTGGCACGATGTACTAGTCTATTGTCCATACTTTCGAAGTGTAAGCGTTTGTGGACTCCTAACCACTGATCACTCATAGATACATCACCGTCTTGCCATTCGTGAAAATAACAATATTTGTCTTGAGTAACAAACTCAAATAAGGATTCTGCTATTTCAAAACTTTGTTCTCTAGTCATACCGTCAAAACGTTCAAATTGATGTAAACTTAAATGTAATCCTGTCACCCTAGATTGATTAGTATAAACTAGTGGTACTGTTGTACTGTATATTTTTCTGTTATTAAAATTTTCTTCAGTTCTTTCTATACTGTGATTAACGTTTCCAAAATAGATACATTTAAGATTTTTAATTTTTTCTTTAGTAATATTGTCTAAATCTTTGTAAGCAACCGCAGTATTATTCCAAATAGTTACAGATCCGTGTACACCTTTTTCAGCATATAGCCATGCAATATCAGAGCCTATGCGCTCACCGGGTGCTTCGTTGTGCCATAACATTTCTTCTTTATGTCCTGCTATAGCATTAGATGTAACTCGTCCTATGTAACCTTCTTTATCTAAACTAAACTGTTTAAACTTTTCATGATCGGGTTTAAATAATTGATAAGGATTTTCAAAAGATTTGATAATTTCTAGTTCACGATCAATTGTAAGACACTGATTTCTAATTTTAACACAAGTATATACTGAACATAATTTTGCCAAGTCAAACAATTCTTGGTTAGTAGCACAAGACATATCAAAATCGTCAATGATAACAGTCCATCCGTTTTTGTGTAATTGGTAGTTCATTTATAGTCCAGCGTAGGAATACTGTCCCAAATTTCACCTTCTAGTTCGTTAAATGCAGATATGAAGTTAAAAACATTGTCTATCGGTAATGTTTTTAAAATGTCTAATCTAACATTCCACCAGCGTGTCTTTAATAACTGTTCTTTAACAGTATCTGGAAATCTATCTCTAATTTTTTTAGAAGTTACGCCACCCACAATGGTATACGGTTCTACATCTTTTGTTACTACAGCATTTGCGGCAACCACTGCTCCGTCACCTATTGTAACGCCTGGCATGACAATAATACCGTCACCCAAGTAAACGTCGTTTCCTATAACAACCGGTTTGCTATTCATAGCCTTACTACTGGTTCTGTCTCTAGTGATATCTAGTATTTCCAGTTCGTAGTCGCTATAGTTTGATTCTCTAGCCATAATAGTATCTGGATTAATACTCACTCCTGAGAAATTATGCATACCCGCCGCTATAGTGCATCGATATCCTATACCGCTGTGTCGTCCCATGAAGATGTTGCTACGCATGTATCCTCCACTACGGATACTTGAATATGCCCCAATAAAAATCCTGTTGGGGCTGTCTTGAAAACTCGGGCTCCAGTTCATCGAACCTTTTTCAAACATTGTTCCCTTCAAATGTGCTGTATCTTGTCGTCTAATTTTGTATTCGTCTAATTGCTCACAGGCAAGGGTGATGTCAGCAGTAAGGGTTTTGTCCAAAAACGATTGCAGTTTATCTTCTATATGCATCATGGTTATATTTATAGAGCACTATGGGTACATAAATAGATTTATGGACTTTACTAATATCAAAGCAATTGCTGTTGACATCGATGTTGACGATGGCTTACTTACACAAGAGTTGCTTGCCATTCCTAGCAGTAAATGGGAGATCGGAGTCGATAAGACTTCTGGGCATTTTTGGAAAAACATTTTTCTTACTAAAAACGACTTTCAAGTTTTCAACGATTTTAAATCTGCAAAATCAATACCGCATTCTGCGTGGTACTGGGACACCGAGTTACACATTCCTTACATACAATCTCTAGTGAAATCCTTACCTATCGATACTATTGGAATGATACGGGCATTTATATTAGACGGACCGCTTGTTATGCATGTTGATAGCAACGATTCAACTCCCGACGATAGTTCCTACAAAATAGGGTTGACTATTGCTTCAGAATTGCAAGTTCCTATGCAGATGCCTGGCATAGAAGTTCAAGAGAAATATGTGTTGTTTGATGATTCGGTTCCTCACGGTTTTCGTGATAGTAACGGCCGACAAATCAGCATTAGGGTCTTTGGAGATTTTGATTACGATAAATTCAAAGTTATAAAGGCTTACTCATGAACTTAGAATACTTAGATTTACCGAAGATTCCAGAAGAACTAATAGTTGATATTTATCAAACAATTAGAAATACACCGACCGAAGATAGACATGCAGAACCAAAGAATTCAGATGCAGAAAAACACACTGCGTGGAACAGTATCAAAGCTAGTGAAAAATTAAAAGCGTTCACACATTCTATATTTGATATTGAACATGATGTTCATATCTTTGTGCTGTCTGGCGACTTGCCCGCACACAAAGATAACACTCGTGATGTTGCATACAATTATGTTTTAGAAACAGGCAATGCCAGGACTAACTTTCACGATGTTGATAAAAATTTAATAGAAGAACATGATATAGAAAAATTCAGGTGGCATAAGTTAAATGTAAAAGAGTTCCACAGTGTGACTATAACGTTACCACCACGAATAGTAGTGAGTGTATCAGTTTATTGGAAAACTGATTAAATTTGCTTCCAGGTTTTGTTATTGCTCACTTCAGTGCTTCTTTTTAAAAATCTACGATTTTTAACATCAAAAAAATCACCAGTAGGAAATCCGTTAATAAAGCATTCTCCATTATCTGCAAATTCCACGGCATACCCCGACTTAGCAGTAAAGTCAAATTGTTCTGAATTGTGGCCAACGAATACCGGCGGCGGCATCTCAGTCATTCCGTACCAATTAGCCACAGTCTTAACTCCTTTATTTAGAAAATCGTCAATCATAGTTTGTGTTACTGGGCTGCTGCCGGTGACCATATATCTAACGCAACTCATATCCAAGTTATCCCATGCAGGATTTTCTTTTAGAATTTCCCAATGTCTAGGTATGAGTGCAATGTATGTTGGTCTGTGTTGATTAAATTTCTGAAAATAATCTGTAGCTTCAAACCTTGCAGAAACAAGTTTTGCTCCGCTTCGATATGTAGGCATAGCTGTTATAGTATAATGAGCAATAGTGTTAGCAGGGAATACATCTAAAACAATATCATTTTGAGTCATCTCAGTTTCTTTAATAGATCTCTGGATACATTTTTCTATGTAATCCCATGAGTGAACTACTGTTTTAGGTTCTTTAGTTGTTCCCGAAGTTAATAGTGTTAGTGCCATGATGATATTTATAGAGTCAAAAAAATACCAATCCTAAGATTGGTATTTTATTTTTAAACTTTAGTAAATTAAGGCCCAGTAAATGCTACCCAAGCTGTTCCATTGTAGCCCATGAAGTCATTTGTAGTACTATCAAATATTATCATGCCTTTTTGTGGTAACGATAATTCATACGTCACCCCAGTTGGGGTCGTTCCGGAAGTAGTAACGCCCGATCCACCATTAGTAGTTGATAGAGTAAATGTAGTTGTACCATTAGTTGCAACAATATAGTAAGTCGTAGGGCTAGCATATCCACTAATAGTTGCGCCAGCCAATGTTCCCCTAATAGTTACAGTTCCGCCAACTGTTAGTGTTGTCGCAGTGCATTGGAATTGTCCGGCAACTCCTGTAATAGTAACACCAGATAATAATGAAATCGGGCCACCGGACGGATATGCCGTTGTAGCATAATTGGTCATTTGGAATATAGGGACAGTGAAAACTCCTTGAGGACCTAAAACAGCAGAATGGAGAACTGATCCATTACCTCCCACACTAATTGCTATTGCCGAGGCTGGATATGTGTCTGATAATGTGGCGTCCGGAGCCCAGATAGCTTGTATACTTGCTGCTGTTTTATAAGTAGATCCGGTATACCCTTGAATATTAACACCGCCAAGGTAATCGCCACCAGCAGTTGTAGTTGGGGATGTAATTGACCCCTTGGCTGCTCTAATATTGAAAAATACATTACTTGTGCCTGGACTTAGTGTTCCTATTCCTGTAATAGATAATGGGCTATTAGCATTGGTCCTTACATTTAATCCAGTTGTTTCAATATTATCTACATTTATTTTAGTGATTACTGTCAAGTTATCGGTGTTAATATTTCCACTAGTAGCATCCACCATTAGAGTACTATCTTCAGCAAACACACTTCCCTTAACATCACCGATTATATTACCGGTGACATTTCCATTAACATTACCGATTATATTACCAGTTAAGTTACCGATAAATATAGGAGCTGTTAAGCTAGTTGTAGCTGTAATTGTTGTACCTCTTACTGTTGATGCAGTTGTTGCACCAATAGTTGTACCGTCAATAGTACCACCGTTGATGTCAACTGTAGTGAATGTACTTGTACCTGTACTTGTTACGTTACCGGTTAGGTCACCAGTTACGTTACCAGTTACATTACCTACTAATGATGATCCAGCTGTACCAGTAACGATACCGTTGACGTTGCCTGTAACGTTACCTGTTAAGTTACCAGTTACATTACCTACTAATGATGATCCAGCTGTACCAGTAACGATACCGTTGACGTTGCCTGTAACGTTACCTGTTAAGTTACCAGTTACATTACCTACTAATGATGATCCAGCTGTACCAGTAACGATACCGTTGACGTTGCCTGTAACGTTACCTGTTAAGTTACCAGTTACATTACCTACTAATGATGATCCAGCTGTACCAGTAATGACACCGTTGACGTTGCCTGTGACGTTACCTACAAATCCGCCCTGTGCAGTTACAACTTCTGTGGTGGTATTCACAATAACTGTGCTGTCGTCAGCCACGATATTAACATTCAAATCGCCGCCGGGTATTCCTATCGCTGATCCGCCAATCGTAGATCCTAGTGGTAGATTTACTGCAGTACCAGTGGCTGTGATTGTGGCAGCACCTAATTTTATACTTGATCCGCTGAGATATAGATCTCTAAATCGATATGTAGCACTGCCTAGATCGTAGGCCACATCTGCATCTGGAACAATATTTCCCTTGACTGTGCCATCCAAGAATATTCTGCCATCTACAGCATCAACCAGTGCGGTTGAATCGTCTGCAACTAGTGTTCCTTTGAATGAACTGGCACTAATCGTTCCGTTATAATTGGATAGATCAACGGTAGCATTGATTATGTTACTGGCATCATTATATACAAAGTTAATACCGGAATGCGATCCTCCGGTAAACATAGGTGCAACTGCATCTTGCGCATTTTCATCAGTATACCCGGTTACAGCAATGCCTCCCAATGTAGTGCCATCGCCTACGTAAATTCTATTGGTTGGGGACGTAACAAAAAGCAGCTCGCCTACTGCTAATGGCTGTGTCATAGAGGTTCTTTGTAATTCAGTTCCTCTTCGAATCTGTAATGGCATATCTCAACTCCTGGAATTGTTCCTACTAGTATATTTATGTCACAGAGTCGAGAACACACAGTCAAAAAAATAGCACCCGAAGGTGCTATTTTGCCCTTTTTGTAAGCGCCTTAGGGCTGGCGCTAAAATAGGACTATGTCCTAATCCACTGTAGGACCGTTGCCGTTTCGAAAACCCACTTCGCCACCTTCTGCTTCGATGTTACGAATAACATCTTCAAACAAAATGGGTGCAAAATCCGGTGTCTGTTCCACGCACACACAATGATAACGAACATCTATTTCATTACCGTACAAAACAGCACCTGTTCTAGCATCCACTCCACGGGCTTTACGCACACGATTTGAATGTAAGTGTCCGTGTATGTTAACACCAAACCGACCCAAGCTGGCTTCGTGTACAGGAATATGGCTCAAGATCATACCGTTCATCACATGGTATGCACGTAATTCACGAAAGTGTTCACGATAGTCCGTGTCCTTGAAAATATCGTGGTTTCCACGGATCAGCACCTTGTCACCATTTAACCGATGCAAAATACTCAATGCTTTGCGGTTGATAACAACATCGCCTAAATGGTACACCTTGTCAGCGGGTTTTACACGTTCGTTCCACGCCTTGACCATGGCTTCGTCCATTTCTTCAGCAGAGTCCCAAGGGCGTAATTTAGTGCCATCGTCACGGGTAAAACGGCAGACACCTGCGTGTCCGAAGTGTGTATCTGATACTAAAAATACGCTAGGCATCTTGTGCTCCTTTCTTTATTAACATTCTAGATCAATGTTTTTACCTTTATCTAAATCTAATCGTAGATTCCTCGCCACCCGCTCTGCAACCATCTGTTCGAAGTTTTTTCGTTCTGTTAGCTTACGATAATCTTCTTCTCGCTTTTCTTGCAGATTTCTTTGTTCTAGATTATACTGTTGTATTTGATATCGTTGAATACTTGATACATTCATATGCCACCTTCTCTTTTTCTACGAGCTCTACGTTCGTCGGCTAACATAAAGACCTTTTCGTTGTCGTTGATCCAGTCCTGTTGCAGAGGAATCCCATTGATTGAATGAGGTTCCTGTTCATCGTATAACCAATCCAAAGCTCGCATCATGCGATGCTTGACCAATAGGTTGGGACTGCGGAACGCTTCGGTATCACGGAAGCCTAGCATAACACCGATTTCGCAAACCGCCCCGCTGCGGCAAACGCCAGCATGACAATGAACAACTACATTCATGTGATTCTCCAGTGCGTGTTGTAGCAGTCGAACTAGCTCGTTGGCCTGTTCTTGACTGCAACGCATAGCCTCGTCCAACGCAAAGTCTTTTTCTTCGATATCAAGGAATTGAAATTGATGAACTTCTTTGAATTGATGCTTGGGAGTAGGAAAATCTCCAGGAGGATCTACAATTTGAATCAGCATAGAGTTTATGCCTGCATCGATGTGGAATCCTTTACGGATGTCGCTGAGTGCTACGTTTTGTATCCATGGATTCATATCATGCTCCTGTTATAGCAAAAATTTTATTGGCTAACACACGTTCTTTGGTATAAGCTTCAATTTCCCAAGGTTGGTCATAGTAACTTTTGCGTATGTGCTGACCCATCCAATAGTGTGTCTTACAACTGCGACTAGGTTTGATCTGGCCACGAGCATACTGTTTGACATGCACCATTTCGTGCGCCAAGGTAATGATCAGTCTTTCAAACTCTAGTCCAGAGTCTATGATCATGGTTAGAAATTTTGGACCTACTTTATGAACCGCACCTCGCATGCCCTCTTTACGAGACATTCCTCTTTCAGTCATAATCAACAGAGTAAAACGGCTACGGTGCAATCCTAGTTCTTTGGCAAAGAAGTTCGCGGAAGTTTCTATGATTGATTTGGTAGGGCTAGCCCTGCCTTCCATGATGATCTGCATACAGGCCTTTGATAATTTGTATACTAGTATTATACTACATTTATCAATTTTTGTCAAGTGGTGCTCTCAGGTGGTAATGCTCCACCGTTTCTACATTACCAATGTAGTGTAATGCTTTTATACTATGAGAGCGGCATGGTCCGGCCAGCAGGAATCGAACCCACATTCGCGAGGTAGAAGCTCGCTGTATTATCCATTATACTATGGCCAGTTCAGTCTATTTGAATGTCAGCGGCCAAGACAAATCTGTATTGATCGCTTTGCACGATACCGGGCCTATGCCACATGTTGCCAGGATAGATCAACCAATTGCCGTCTGTGGGTCGCACAAAATATCTATCATCGGATTGAGGATTCTGTGGTGCCATCTCTGTTCCGCAGTAGTCTCGATCTTTAACATCCTTGGGTATGTGTAGATACCAAATGCCACTGAGTATTTGAGCGTTAGGGCTAGTAGGATGCCAATGATGATGCCAAAGATTGTCACGATTTTCGGCACCCTGGAGATTGGTCATAAAACTCCAGGCCATCATGTTAGATATCTTGGCCTCACGACCCAGATACATAAACACGCTCATCATGAAACTCACACGATATTTTAACCATATCGATTCGGGTCTAGCAAAGATGTTTTCTTTGGTCTGAAACTTTGGTGAGTTAGTAAAGTAGTTACCGTCAGCTATGATATTTTTAATAACATCACAGGCTTCAAGATCATCCTGCTTGGTGATTAGGGATGAAAAATCGTATTTACGAGCTTGAGAGTTGTGATCGATGACTGGTATCATATTATTTGGAGCGGGGTAAGAGAATCGAACTCTCAGCATTAGCTTGGAAGGCTAAGGTATTACCACTATACGAACCCCGCATAGATTTATTTACTCATTGGCCTCACTGCCAGGAATCGAACCTGGATCTAATTCTTAGGAGGAACTTGTTCTATCCATTGAACCACAGCGAGAAATTATACTTTTCTAAGATATTCTCGACCCACAGCGCCTGACTGCACATCTAACAGTGCGCTCACAGGTGCGTTCATCTGCGTCTGTAGTTCAGCTGCCTTGTGTCTGCGACTGAGTTCTCTGGCACGAGCTGATGCAATTAGCACCAAGTCAAATCTATTACCGCCTATATTTTTCACACATTTTTCTGTGTCAATTTCGGGACCACGACTCAGTGATTTATTTTTCATACGTACCTTATGGTTGGTTGCGGGACCTGGAATCGAACCAAGATCTCGAGCTTATGAGACTCGTGAATTACCGTTACTCTATCCCGCGATAGTTTTAAATTAATGCTTCGGCCTGCAATATAGCTACTACATCTTCTGAAAGAGGAATCTCTGTCTTGATGTTCAACTCTAGAACTTCGTCATTGAGCTGTTGTTTTTGCTTTTTCAGGTTAAGCACTTCTGCTTTGG